TGGGCGGAATACCGTTATAACCCCGCTCTTATTACTGGTTTGTTTAAATCTACATCTGCTGGAACTATTGATGGCTGGCACTTGGCTCAGAAGTTTACTTCGTTACCTACTTTGAACGATACTTTCATTAAGGAGAATCCTCCAGTTGATCGTATTCTTGCTGTTGGTGCTGCGGCTAATGGACAACAATTTTTGTGTGATACGTTTTTCAAGAATCGTGTTGCTCGTCCAATGCCTATGTATTCTGTTCCTGGTCTCATTGACCATTTCTAAAACTTAACCCTCGTGCAATCCGAAAGGATTGCATGAGGAAAGGGGTGTAAGTTATGGAATTAGATGGTATTTTAGGTTTTATTGGTGGTGAGCGTGCTAATGCTTCGCGGGAGCGAATTGCTTCCGATGCTAATGCTTTTTCTGCTCAACAATATGCTAATCGTTATCAGACTACTGTGAAGGATATGCAGGCTGCGGGTTTAAATCCTATGCTTGCTTATTCACAAGGTGCTGGTTCTGCTCCTACTGGTCAACAGGCTCAAGGAATTGAGAATTCTGTTGCCACTGCTACTGAGGCTCATAATAGAGCTACTCAGCGTTCTTTGGCTGCTGCTCAAACTTCTAATGTTCTTGCGGATACTGAGGTTAAGCAGAAGCAGGCTGCTCTTATTGAAGCTCAGACTCAAGACGTTAAGTCTGCTGAGCGTCTTAAGGATACTTCTGCTAATGAGGCTACTGTTCGTATGACTTCTCAGCTTAATTACGGTAATCCTACTCAGAAGGCTTTAGCTGCTTCTTATTGGTCTCAGATTTCTGTTAATCAGGCAAATTTGCCTAAGATTGCTTCAGAGATTGTTGCTAATGGCGCTTACGCTTCTCAGGCTAGGGCTGCTGCTTTTAAAGCTATTCAAGAAGGTCGTATTACTCAGGCTGATTACCAGCGTGCTCTTAATGCTAAGAATTTTGAAGAGTCTGCTGCTGGTCGTGCTAAGCCTTTTACTGAATATGGCTTAAACTCTGCTCAGCGTGCTGCTGATATTTTGAAACCCACTCAACCCCGTGTGATTATTCACAAGAAAGGTAAATGATGACTAAGGTCTTTTTGCGTACTCCGTACAACTATGACACTATGGAAGCGTCTGACGCTTCTGGCCTGGCTTGTCCAGAGCCTACTCTTGCTCAACAGCATGCCAAAGACGAAACGGATATCAATACGATTGTTCGTCGTTTTGGTTTAACTGGTGAGCTTCCTTCTAATGTCCGTGTGCCTCAATATGGCGACTTTACACATGCTACGGACTACCATACCGCAATGAATGCGGTTTTAGCTGCTAATGAGGCTTTTATGCAGCTTCCTGCGGACGTTCGTACGCGATTTAACAACGACCCTGGGGCGCTTGTTGATTTTGTGTCGGATGACAACAATCGAGCCGAAGCTGAAAAGCTTGGTCTCGTTACAGGCTCACCTAGTGAGCCTACCAACCCCGCACCGGAAGGTGGCGGGGTAGCACAGTCTTCTACTTGATCTTAACTGTGCTAGGTGACACCTTTTTTAAGTAACTTGGAGAATTTTTATGAATCCGCTCAAACGTTCTGCTGTGTCTAAACACAAATCTGCTCGTCATTTTCACAAGCATGGTAGTCATACCAAATCTGTGAATTTGGCTCCATCTCCTATGCGTGGTGGTTATCGTCTGTAATGGCTTGTTTCCATCTGTTGCCTGCTTGGCAGACTTCGGATGGTTCTATAGTTTTTAAGGAGCGGGGAGATATCGTAAGGTCTCTTTCCCTTCCGTGTGGTCAATGTTACGGGTGTCGCCTTGAGCGTAGCCGCCATTGGGCGGTACGCTGTATGCATGAAGCAAGTCTCCATGAGGAGAACTGCTTCATTACTTTGACCTATGACAATGACCATTGTCCTACTGATAGGTCTTTAAACTATGGAGACTTCCAGAGGTTTATGAAACGCTTTCGTAAGCGTTTTAAGGACTCAACTATCCGTTTTTATATGGCTGGTGAGTATGGTGATAAATTTGAAAGGCCTCATTTTCATGCGTGCATTTTTGGTTTTAACTTCCTTGACCGAACGGTGTGGAAACGTACTCCGTCGGGTTCCCTCATTTATCGATCAGCATCTTTGGAAGATCTTTGGCCTTTTGGTTACAGTTCCATTGGTGATGTCACTTTTGAGTCCGCTGCTTATGTAGCTCGTTATGTGATGAAGAAACGCACTGGTAGGGGCGTTGGAGATCATTACGAGACTACTGATTTTGAGACTGGTGAGATTAAGGATAGAACTCCTGAATTTAATCGTATGTCTCTTAAGCCTGGTATTGGTTATGGTTGGTATGAGAAGTTTCATTCTGATATTTATCCCCATGACTATGTTATTGTTAATGGACGTGAGGTTAAGCCTCCTAAGTACTATGACAAGAAATTTGCTGAGGATTTTCCCGAAGCCTTTGAATCCCTCCAGTTGGAGAGATTCATTGATGCTCAATCCCGATTCGATGACAACACCGATGAGCGGTTGGCCGTTAAGGAACAAGTCCTTGACGCGAAACTTGGTCGATTGAAACGTTCTATTGATTAACTTTTTTTGATTGGAAAATACAATGGAAGTTAACTATCCTAAACCCCCTCATGTGGTTCATATTCGTGATATCGTTCACGCTGCTAAGTTGTTAAGGCTTTTGAAAGCTAAAGAGTCCTTGATCGCTTCGCAGATTGTTTATGTTAGAAATTTTTTGAAAGAAAATTCATGATTAACATCATTTGTTCTGTTAAAGATCGTGCTGCTGATGCGTTTGGTCGTCCTTTGTTTGTGCCTTCTGTTGGTTTGGCTATCCGTAGTTTTTCTGACGAGGTTAATCGTCAGGCAGATGACAATCAGATGTATCACCATTCTGATGATTTTGATTTGTTTGAGCTTGGCACCTTTGATGACTCTAATGGTATTATTGAGTGCCACCCCCAACCCAAGCAATTAGCTTTGGGTAAGTCCGTTAAGGTCTAACTTTCGGGAGCTTCGGCTCCCTTTTTTTGGAGTTTTTTTATGCATCGCAATCAGTCTGTTTCTACGCACCAGTTCGCTATGATCCCTCGTGCGGAGATTCCTCGTTCTTCGTTTGAAATTCAAACGGCTCACAAGACCACTTTTAATGCTGGTGATCTTGTACCTATTTATGTTGATGAAGTATTGCCTGGTGATACTTTTAATTTGCGTATGACTGCGTTTACTCGTTTGGCGACGCCCCTTTATCCAACTATGGATAATTTGCATCTTGATTCATTTTTCTTCTTTGTGCCCAATCGCTTGATTTGGTCGAATTGGCAAAAGTTTATGGGTCAACAAGAAAATCCTGGTGATTCGATTTCTTATGTTGTTCCCAGTACTACTACTCCCGCTTCAGGTTATGCGGTTGGTTCTATTTTTGATTACATGGGTTTACCTACTGTTGGTCAAGTTACTACTGGTTCTACTGTTTCACATTCTGTTTTGCATCTTCGTGCTTATAACCTTATTTGGAATGAGTGGTTCCGAGATGAAAACTTACAGAATTCTGTTACCGTCAATAAGGGTGATGGTCCTGACACTTATACTGATTACTCTTTGCTTAAGCGTGGTAAGCGTAAAGACTATTTCACAGGTGCTTTGCCATGGCCTCAGAAGGGTACGGCTGTTTCTTTGCCGTTAGGTACTTCTGCTCCTATTAAGGCCAATGCTGCAGGTTCTATGTCTATTCAAAACGGTACTAATAACCTTTGGTACCGTATGGATGCTTCTGCTCCTAATCTTCAGTTAGGTTCTACTGCTATTCCTCAAGACAACGCTATGTATGCGGATTTGTCTGGTGCTACTGCTGCAACTATCAATCAGTTGCGTCAGTCTTTCCAAATTCAGAAATTGCTTGAAAGGGATGCCCGTGGCGGTACACGATACACAGAAATCATTCGTAGCCATTTTGGGGTCATTTCTGATGATGCACGGCTTCAAAGGCCTGAATATTTGGGCGGTGGTTCAACACCTATTCAAATCAATCCTATTGCGCAAACTTCGGGCACTAATGCTTCTGGCACGTCTACACCGCTTGGTAATTTGGCCGCTATGGGAACAGGATTGGCCCATGGTCACGGTTTTACCCAGTCTTTTAAAGAACATGGTGTCATTGTCGGTCTCGTTTCTGTTCGTGCTGATCTCACTTATCAACAAGGTTTGCGTAAGATGTGGTCGCGTTCGACTCGTTATGATTTTTATTTCCCTGCTTTTGCTATGCTTGGTGAACAAGCTATTTTGAACAAGGAAATTTATGTTACAGGTGGTTCTACTGACAATAATGTATTTGGCTACCAAGAGCGCTGGGCGGAATACCGTTATAACCCCGCTCTTATTACTGGTTTGTTTAAATCTACATCTGCTGGAACTATTGATGGCTGGCACTTGGCTCAGAAGTTTACTTCGTTACCTACTTTGAACGATACTTTCA